ACAGGCTCATAATTTACGTGAGAAGGAGACAAAGAGCGGTCACCTCGGAACGTTCCATCCCAAGTTACATAAGCACTTGTATCTACCCCAGTTGTTTTATTTCGAGTATATTTAGCTTCGTTCGACCCTGCCTCTTCTCGAGTAATGTAGTTACTCGGAACTTTTACTTTCTTTCCTCGAATATGATATGCACGATTCGGAGGAGTATCAAAATCTTCGGCAGAAAAAGTTACAAGAGCATACGCAGAGTTCGGGTAGCTAAAGATATTATTTGTAGATGCTTCGATAGACTTGAGTCGAGTTGCTCCTACAAAATTATAGCCTTGATCGAGTTTAGAAGATCCTACATAGTCTTTTGCATCTTCTGGAGTACGTCGACGCAGACGCAGCCGCCACTCGTAAAAAGGAGCATACGCCTCTAAATTTAAATCAATTTCTGTTACAAAAGAGCTACGAGTGGGAGCAGTTACAATTACGCCCTGTTGACTATATGGATAATCAGACGCAGGATAGCCAGTAACTCGCTCAGTTCCTGTAAGCCAGGAGGGAGGGTTTGCTCGCCCATAAATTAGAGTGCTTGTAAATGTTGCGTCCGAAGAGCTTTTCTTATAGTCAAGATATACTTGAAACTCTGCAACACCTTGATAAATGTCTCCATCTTTTTGAGCAACAAGCAAGCCTGCCGGAAACTCTAGAGTAAGAGTAACTTTTGAGATTTCTTGAGAGCGTTCACGAGAGAGCCCAAGCCCAGAAACATTTAGGGGATTAATAAGAATTTCATTTACAGAATCTTTATCGTACCACTTAATATCACTTCCATCAGCAACAATAAAGCTGTCGCTCGGTGCTCCGTATAAAGTTACGGGAGGCTGATTTCGTCCGCCTGTTTTAAAATCAAGGGATACACTAGAAAAATTAGTTTGGTAAGTACCTGTTGCAATTCTATCTGCAAAAAGTTGTGAAGAGGCACTTGTTACTGCAAGAGGAACTGGTCGAGAAAGAACAACAGTAGTAGAGTTTGTTACAGACGAGATAGCTCCAACATAGTCTACGGTAATTGCTGCTCCAGAAGAAACAGCGGTAGAAATCGCAGGAGTTACAAGAACTTCTGTGCCAGAAACAACTTGAGTAATACGCCCTTGATACTCTTCTCCATTTGGACCTGCTCCAGCAATACGAACATATGCAATAAAAGCATAGCCGGCATTTGCAATCGTATGACGAGCAAGAAACATACTTGCACTAGAAGTAACTGTTGTATCTCCAGCAGATAGAGACCCGCTAGTAGTTCCCGAAGCATCTGCGCCCTGAATTCCAATATATCGTCCTACATCATCATTTCCGAAAGTACCGCTTGTAGCTGTAATTGTAGTGCTGTTTGTAGATGTAGAGATAAAAAGAGACCTAGCCCCGTAAGCAGCCTGAGCAGAGCTATCTACTGTAGGAGTTTCATTATAATAAACACTTGCCTGTCCATTTACAAGACCTTCGATCGGGCCTTCGGAAATAAGATCATAGATAGCGCCATACTGTTGTCGAAAGATTGATGCCATTGTATATCCCTACTTATTGTGAACGACAAAGCCGTTAACAATGTACGTATCGTCTCCGTCTACGTTTAGGTTAAAGATAGGAGTAACTTTATAGATTTTTGCTGCTCGCTGTAATACTTCTGTTCCAGACTCTGTCACAAGCTCGTCTCCGACTTCAAGGTGCGTAACATTTAGGTCTGGATGTAAATCATTTGTAACACCGGGGTTAAAGCTTTTCCACCCTTCTGTAGTCAGAAAAGGGTGAGTATCAGTCACAAAGTGAGAGTAAGAATTTATCGAATAGAGTCGTGCTTGTACACGATTTACATTATTTTCAAGAACAGTATTTGTACCGTTCTGTCCTTTTACTTCATCTCCTACAGCCACTTCTTGAATTCGTTTTGTGCTACCATCCGCCATTGTCACAAGGGCATCTGGAACAAAGCAAGCATCCTCTCCTCCAGACCCGCTCGAAGAAGAAAATAAATCGCCAGGTGTATAATCTAAGTCTGGGCTAGAAGGACGAGGCCCTAAATTTGAAAAAGGATTACGTCCAAAAGGTGTTGTGCTATAATTTACAGAAATCGGAGCGCCACCAACGATTAGCTCGCCATAAGCAACGGGCACGGGGATGCCCTGCTTTGCTGTATTTACTGGCCCGTTAAAAAGGTAATTTTCATTTGTTTCTGCACTATCTACTTCGGGACCAGGGGCAAGAAGTTGGGTTATACCTGTAAGTGCTAAGTTTACCGCAACGCTTGCTGCGATAAGGCCTGGTGTAGTTAACCCTACCGGAATAGGAACTGCTCCAGCCGGAGTCATTACACTTTGCGTAGCTATAAAAGTCTGAGGAAATAAAATAAATAAAGAAGCAATAGCTACTGCTGCAAGAATTTTAGCACCGCCTGATTTTGCCCCAGCAGGAACTTCTGTGATAATAATATCTTCTTTCCCAAGAGAAAGAAAAAGAGTATCTTCATCTACAAACTCTTTTCCACGTCGAATTTCATATCCAATACCATTTTCTGCGGCATCAATAAGATATTTACGAAAGCCAGGAGTTTGGCAATCAATAAGTTTAAAAATGTCTGGAATTGTCTTACAAGACGTCTCCCAAACAGACCCAAACTTTGCAATATCTCCGTTTAAATAAACTTTTTGCATCGTATATATCTCGTTACATATCTGCCTCAAAATGAATGAAGCGATTCTCTACAGGAAAGCCTGTCAACTGCGTGATGAAGAAAAATATCTTCTCCTACATAAACGCCACAATGATTTGGTATATCGGACATTACACTAAAAATAACCATGTCATGTTCTTGTGGCTCTTCTACAGTTTCAAACCCAAAAGACTCTTGTAAGTCATCAAAGTAGTTAATTCCTTTTAGCCAAAAATCATCTTCAAAAGGAATTGCAGGTAAATCAATATCTAATTCTTTATAGTAATCTCGAACAAGAGAATAACAATCGTTTACTCCGAATTCGTATTCTTTTCCCAAAAGCGGCTGCTTTTTTCTATCAGGCTCATACACATAAAGCTCAGCACCAGGAATAGAGTAAATCCAGTAAGGAATACCCAGAAAATCAGATGCTTGAATATCAGCTTCGCTAGGCTCTGGAGACCCGTCAGGATGGCTATGAACGATTGCATGAATATCTCCTTGAAGACTTGCTCTTATATAGTCATTCGCTGAGATACGAAATTCTTCGTTTCCTTCCGCAACATTTTCACAAGGAATCCACTCTAGTTTTCCTCGTTTATTTAATAAAATACCACACCCCTCTCGAGGGTACTCACTCATTAAATGTTCTATCACTTATATGTCCTAGAAGCAGGGAATCCTCCAAAAGGAAGCGCAGTTTCTTTTGTAGTTGTAATTTCAACGCCTCCAGATCCATCAGGAGTTGCATGGAATCTCTTGCTACAAGAACTTACTCGCTTTCCACAAGCATCTCCTCGAGTCCAGTAATTATTATAATCTGGAGTGCTATTATGAGCGTTTGCATCTTGAGTAAGTGTTTTTACTTTCCACAGAATTGAGTTGTACAAAACATATTCATTATAGCTCGTATCTGTATATGCTTCATAAGTGGAAGCGGAGCTATATCCGTAATAAATTCGTACTCGCCTCCAATCACTTGAAGTATCCGAAGGTGTTGTAGATGTATCCACTAAACACTGCCAATAGTCATAAACAGTAGAAGAAGGAGTTACATATTCTCCAGAAGAATTTACCTGAGTAAGCCCTGTCTTTTCTGTTTTATAATAACTTCCAGCAGTTGCAGAAGTGGAAAAAGTAGTAAAGGTAAGGGCAGAAGAAACAATATACTCATCCTTTTGATTTACATAAATATTTCCACTTCTATAAGATCCTGTAGCGTGCCAAATACATCCTCCTCGCTTATTTTCTTCGCTAAGAGTAGGAGATGCTGCTTGATATTTCCAAGGACAGCCTCCACTAATAATTTGTCTACGAGGAACTGTAATTCCTGCAATATCAAAAGGCGCCGCTAATTCAAAAGTTACTTGAATAATATTTTTATCTTTAATTCGATCAAGGACATAAGTTGTTTTTGGATACTCTACAGGGGGATTTCCTGCTCCACTATCCCCACTCTCACCTACCAGATATTTCTTCAAAGTAAGACGGCGAGTAATTCTACGACCAATTAACTCTTCAAATTCCATTCCAATTGCGTCTGAAAAAACACTCGCAATATTTGCTACAGTCAGAATTGGGCGAGAGTATGAACCGTCTGAAGAAATATCAAATCCTTCTGCTTCAATCGGCAAAGAAATATAGGTCTGAGCCGCTCCACAAGAGTCACGAAACTGAATAGTAGAAGAATCATAGTTAGAAGTAAAATAAGCAAAAGACCCATCAGCGTACTCTAAATCAAAAAGAGTAACTAACTCTGAGCCCGGGTCCTGCTTTTGTACCGCTTCTATAATTTCACTCATGGTTCATAAACTCGTCGAAAGGTTGCTCCACAGGAATAAAATCCATCATTATTATAACCAATTGAGTA